TAGGCGGTACTACTATTACTGCTACAGGCGCAGAACTAAATTTGCTTGACGGTGTTACGGCTACTACTGCAGAACTTAACTATATAGACGGTGTTACGTCTAACGTGCAAACTCAACTAGACGCTAAGGCACCGCTGGCTAGCCCTACGTTTACTGGCACTGTTGATGTATCCGGTGCGACCTTAACATTGGCAGACAATCAAATCTCAGGTGATAAAGTAGAAGGTGGCACGATAGCTGCTACTACTATTACTGACCTAACTACTACCACAGTAAACATAGGTGACTGGGACATTAAGCTAGACGGTAGTGACCTTGTGTTTAACTACAACGGCACAGATGTATTTAAGATTACAACGGCTGGAGCAACTATTGCTCTTGATGATGTTACTGCGTTTGGAACTCCGTAATGGCAATACCAACATCTAAACCGCTTGCTATGTCTACTGTACAAACTGAGTACGGTGGGACTAACCCGATTAGCCTCAGCGAATACTACGGCAAGGGCAATGCTCCTGCGTCTGGGGAGATCACGCTGTGGGCTGACTTCAACGGTACGTCTAATGAGGCTACGGTTACAAGTGTCAGCCAATTGTGGAACTGGTACGGGAACTCCACCTACAGCATAGAAGACACTAGTGAGTCGGCCGACATGACTAACGCATCAACAAAAATACAGCCCAATGTAACTAGCTATACTCTTTATAGTTACATTGATGCAGGCGAGCCATGGCTAGGTAAGGTAATTACTGGGTACAGCAACCTGCGAATAGAAACAAAAATTGAAGTAAAACGGGATCAAAATGGTCATCCTGTTTTTGATCCGCCTGTTGTTTATGCTGGGAGTAGCGTTAATTACTACGCCGAAGACCTGTCAGGCAACGGTGTTGCTACCTTGGGCGTCGACGACCACGAGGCAATTTTTGGTGGAGCAGTGGTAACAGAAACAAGAACAGCAATAGATAATGCCGCTATAACCGGAGCTATGACTGACGCTGAAATTAAAGCGTGGCTTTCTGCTGGGTGTCCGCTTCGACACAGGTACTTGGATGAAACTGAATCTGACGCTGGCAGCGGAAACACAGCGACTGTTGACACCCCTGAAGTATATACCGTTAGTCTGCTGGCAGACTCAATAAGCTACATACCATAAGGAACAAACATGAAACACGTTTTATTTTCTTTTTTGCTTTTCAGTTGTTTTGCGTTTGCAGACACAGTGATTATGTATGACGACGGCAGCACGTATACGCTCAAGTCTTCAGAAGAAGTTTATGTATCTTCTGGTGACGTTTATAGTCGTGTTACTACGGTCAAGGCTAGACCTAACACCAAGCGTGACTACGTTGCTGAGGAACCTTCTGAAGACGACATATGCTGGCCTTGGGCTGGAGTTGCGCCACCACCCGGCTACAGCTTAAGCGCTTGTTACGAGCCGGAGGAAGAGCAAGAGACTTGTGAAGACGGTCTTGGTTTTGGATATGGTTGCTGAAATGGATCTGCAGCGGTTAGAACGCATAGAAGAGAAGTTAGATAAACTCTCTGAAGCGGTAACAAATATTGCTCGTGTAGAAGAAAAAATATATGCGTCTACCAAACGTGCTGATCGTCTTGAGCACCGGTTAGATATTATTGAAACGGAACTAGACGAAGTTAAAAACACAGTAGCGTACAACAGTAAAACCGTAGCGGGTGTTGAGCGCATCTTCTGGGTTGTTATTTCAGCAGGTGCGTCAGCTATTGTTTACTTCTTGAGGGGCTAATGTTAGAGCTTTTAATAGGGCCAATATCGTCGTTACTGGATAAGTTGATTCCAGATGCGGTAGAGAGGGATAGGTTAGCACATGAAATTGCAACGATGGCAGAGCGACACGCTCAAGAACTGGCTAAGGCCCAGATTGAGGTTAACAAAGAAGAAGCTAAATCATCTTCGATGTTTGTTTCTGGATGGCGTCCAGCAGTTGGGTGGATTTGTGCTACAGGAATGGGCTTTAATTTTATCTGCGTTCCTCTGGGGAATTTCGGGTGTGCTCTTGCTGGCGTGGATATTTCGTTACCCGCTTTGGATTTAAGTGAGATGATGCCGGTGTTGATGGGTATGTTAGGGTTAGGCGCTATGCGCTCGTTTGAAAAAACTAAAGGCGTAGCAAGGGAGAAATAAAATGGCGTTTTATGGTACAGGATATGGGCCGGGTTTAGCACCTTGGTGGCAAGGAAGCACCAATCAATTTATGGGGCGACAAGGAGCTTTAGGTCGCGAACCATCTGAGCTAGATGTTCGTAAAGTTTTAGATGCCGTTTCAAAACAAAGAGACTTTAGCAACATGGGCGGTGGAATGCTTGCAGCTTTGCAACAAGGAACTCCTGTAGCAACTACTCCCGTAGGACAGCCTGTTCCTATAGCATCTGCCCCAATGCAGCCAACGGTTATGCCATCCGTTCAGCCAGTTGCAAGCAATTCTGCACCGCAAGTTACGCAGATGGACAGCAACATGGGAGGGTTTGACCAACCAATGACAAGCACAATCATGCCTTCTACGCAGCCAATGACACCTTCGGTTATGCCTGTGGCGCAACCCGCAGCACCCATGCCGCAAGAAAATATTTTAAACCAGAATTTTATGCAGTTACTACAAGGGCTTGGTTTAAATAATTTGTTTCAATCATTTCAGCCGCAATCTGCACAGCCAAACCAAATGAGTATGTTTGGGCCTGCTCCGTTGTTTTCTAACTCTGGTTTGTTTAACTCAATATATTGATAGGTAAAAAATATAATGGCTGAAAACAATATATATTGGTGGGACGGTACTGAAGAATCTGCTAGAAAAGCATACGAAGGCCACCCAAAAATGGCGGAGGCTTTTGGCTCGTTTGAAAATTACCTAGATTATTTAAACGCCTATAGTGATTTGATTGCGTCTGTAAGAGATGAAGCAGGAGAATTACTAAATAATAGTGCAGAGTATCAAGCAGTCGTTGATGCTGGAGGGTTGTTGCAGTATGCCGGTCAGATGGTGGCGTCAGGGGAAGAGTTTGCAGGCGTTGATTATTTAACAGACATACAAAACCTTTGGAAAGAGCAGCAAGACGCCTTGCTAGAACAATACGCTCCGGGGTTTTCATTTGATACTTTTGAAGAATCAGATGGAGACAAGTGGTCTTGGAACGGCTCTCAGTGGGTGAGGTACGAGCAAGGGTCTGATGCGGGATGGGATGTTTTTTCTGATGTTTTATCGGCTGCTGGATTTGCTTTTATAGGCTCAGGTTTAGGCGGTGCTTTAGGAGGGGGATTAACTGGATCAGGAGCGGCTGGTTTAGAGGCTGCTCTTCCCACTTTAGGGGCTACTACAGGGTCTACTGTAGGGGCTGGCGCTGGCTCTAGTCTTGGTTTATTTGCTCCAACATCGGGTTCTGGTGCTGGCCCCGCCGTAAATCCATACAGTACAAGCATTAACGATCCTTCTCAGTTTACTCAAATGCTTGTAGATATGTTTGGGCCGGGAATAGGCGGAACTGGTTCGCTTCAAAACTGGCAAGACTTTGCCCAAGGAATACTAACCGGAAATTTAGATTTAATTAAAAACTCTATTTCTGTGTTGGTTCCAAGTATTCCTACAGGCTTGCCTTTGCCTCCTAGCATGATGGTCTTAGGCACTATAGGAGCCATATTAGAATATCCCGGAGCTTTAGTAACTTCAAAAATAAATCAACTGCTTAATACTTTTGTAATACGAGACCCGTTAACAGGAGAAATTACTGGAATTCAAAGCCCTGAAGATTTGCTAGGTTCTTTAGGTGGTTTTATTCAAGGCGCTTACGAGGATATGCCTCCAGATCAAATTCCTCCTATAATATTGGCAGGAATTCTTGCTAACGAATACGGACAAGATGTTTACGACTGGCTTAAAGACCAGTTTGGTTATGGCGACGAAAGTGTTGAGTCTTTTGAAGAGTTTTTACAAGATAATAATATTTTACCTTTTAGTGGAGAAGAAGAGGACAGCGAGACTTTAGAAGAAAGTGCCGAGCCTCCAGAAGAAACAGAGTCTTTTGACAGAGTAGAGCAGACCGAAAGCTTGCTTGGAGATATGACTGCTGCTTTTGGTGATACAACAGCAGAAGAAGATCCTCTTGTTAATGTTGAAGACCCAGACAAGTATGGATTTCCCGGCGCAGAGACAGCAGAAGACGATATAGTAGGGGACGATCAGGAAACAGAAACTACTTTTGACGGAGTAGAACAAACAGAAAATACTTTAAGCGATTTAATTTCAGGGTTTGAGTCTAATGATTCTGATTTAACGTTTGGTGGTGGAACAAGACAAGAAGAAATTGGATCTGATCCAACAGTATCTCAAGAACCAGAAGACACGCTAAGTGGTAGTAGCGGTGGTGGCGGTGGCGGTGGCGGAGGCGGTGCATCAAAACCTTACGAGTTTATGGCTAGGCTGAACTACTTACGACCTGAAATGGTTCCGATAATTTCACAAGGACAGGTTGACTTTAATAGCTCTATGTTTAATAAGCCGCAACAAAAAAGAAAAGGATTGCAATTAGGAAGCATAACAGAAAGTTTATTTGAGAGATTTATTTAAGATGACATACTTAGACTTGGTTAACAACGTACTGCGTCGTATGCGAGAAGACGAAGTATCAAATGTTTCTGAAAACACTTACAGTAAAATGGTTGGTGACTTTGTTAACGATGCAAAGAAATTAGTAGAAAACACATGGGACTGGTCTGCGCTTAGAACAGTAAAAACAATATCTACCGTTGACGGAACCTATGTGTACGCTATTGCAGACAGCAAAGATACCTACAAAGACCTCACTGTTGTAAACGACACTGACAACATTTTTATGGAGTACAGACCGCAATCGTGGTTTGAAGAGCAGTACTTTATTAACACTCCAGCCGAAGGATCTCCTCAGTATTATACTTACGACAGTCTCGACAGCAACGGCGACACTCAGATCAGTGTTTACCCTAAGCCTGATGCTGTCTACTCTATTAGGATTAACGCCGTTATTCGTAACGATGATCTTGTAAACAACACAGACAACCTCGTAATTCCTTCTGCTCCTGTTATTCACTTGGCGATTGCTATGCTGGCACGAGAACGTGGAGAAACAGGAGGTACGTCAACACCTGAGTACTTTGCTATAGCCGACAAGTATCTGTCTGACGCTGTTGCGTTGGATGCACAGAAGGTTCCCGATCAAACTGTTTGGTATACACCGTAATGTCTCAGCCACTACAAAGCATTAATCTAGTAGCACCAGCGTTTAAGGGAGTTAACACAGAAGACTCTCCGCTAGCTCAAGATCCATCGTTTGCTGAAATTGCTGACAACGCAATTATCGACAAACGTGGACGTCTCGGTGCGCGTAAAGGAATAAATGTATTAACGACTGACGCTACAGAGTTAGGCTCAGACCGCATCCACAGCATTCATTATTTTTACGACTCTGCAGGTAACAACAAACTATTCAGCACAGGCAACAACAAGATACTGTCAGGCATAGGGACGCTTGCTGATGAGACTCCTGCAACGTACTCTATTACTGACAACAACTGGAAGATCGTAAACTTTAACGACGGTGCTTATTTTTTCCAGCGTGGTTACGAACCTCTTGTTTATACTAATGCACTCGGTGCAGTTACGAAGATGTCTTCTGTTGCTGGTGCGTCCGTGTCTTCTGCTCAGTACTGTCACGAGGCGCTGGCAGCTTTTGGTAGGCTGTGGTGCGTAGGCACTGCTACTGATAACAACACGATTTACTGGTCTGACTTGCTGATAGGCTCAGACTGGACAGGCGGTTCTAGTGGTTCTATTAACGTAGAGAAAGCGTGGCCTGACGGGTTCGATGAAGTACGTGCATTAGCAGCCCACAACAACTCGTTGATTATCTTTGGTAGACACAGCATTCTTGTGTACGGCGGTGCTAACTCTCCAGCAACTATGGCGCTTACGGATACTGTTGCAGGACTAGGCTGTATTTGTAGAAACTCTGTGCAGTACATAGGCACTGACGTTTTGTTTATGTCAGAAAACGGACTGCGTAGTTTAGGACGGGCAATACAAGAAAAGGCTCTGCCTATTTCTGACTTGAGTAGAAACATACAGAGTCAACTGACTGCGTTAATTGCTAACAGGGCTGCGCCTACTGCGTCTGTGTACAGTCCAGAAAACTCTTTTTACTTGATTACGTTTCCTGCTGAGAACACGACGCTGTGTTTTGACCTACGAGGTAGGCTAGAGAACGGCGCGTATCGTGCTACTGTGTGGCCCGGATCAAAGTTTGAAGCATGGGAGCGTAAGCCTACAG